TGATGACGCCTCGCAAGATGCCATACCTTATTCCTACGTGGGCCGCGGAACAGGAGCCACGAACCCGGCATTTAGTTTTGCCGGTTATAGCGGTCACACCAGCGGCGGCACGTCTGGACTATCCGGATTTGGTGGTCTTGCCGGAATATTTGGCGGTGGATCAACCACAGAAACAACCGGTGGCAGCGGCGAAAGCCAAGATGGTCCTGAACGAGGACCCGGTGGCGGTGGTCCGGGCGGTCCCGGAGAGGGTGAAACACAACACAGAGCAAATGGCGGTGTAATCTACCCCGTACAACACATGGAGGCTGGTGGCATGATAAAAGCACCTTTCGCAAACCCTATGAAACAACAAATGGGTACTATACAACCCAATTATCCAATGATAGACCGCGCCCCCGACATGGGCGGCGTAGGCGGCATGTTCCAGAACATGCAACAACAGTTTGGTCAGCAGATGACTCAAATGCAGTCTTCACCGTTGAAGGTATATAGTAATTACTTAAACCAGACTTACACCAGCCCACAAGCGGAAGAAATGCAGGCAAAAGTGACAGAATTTGTGGACCTTGTGGATCAGGCAGAACGTGCGCACTTTGGCGCAGAAGAAAGCTTTGGCTACGGTAAGCCACCTGCTACTCCTATGCAGCCGCCTATGATGCAGAATCATCGCGCAGTAATGCCTGAACCAATGATGCAAAACATGGGACCGGGATCAATGGGTGGAGGCATAGCCTCTTTACCGCCCGCTTTTTAAACCCTCATGACAGCTATATCGGAAGACACAAACCTGACAATACCGCTCAAGAACATTTTGGGTATGATTGCGCTGACCGCTGTCGCCACAATGGCTTACTTTTCTGTTGAATCACGGCTCACGGCACTCGAACACAGTGTTGATATGACGAACGTTGAAATTAAATCAAATTCTGAATTTAGAATTTTATGGCCTAGAGGACAGTTGGGCAGTCTTCCAGCAGACGCTAGGCAGGACATGCTACTCGAAGGATTAGAACGGGACGTAGTAGAACTACGTGAAATGCAGGATAGGGTTCACGAATTGACTATCCGTATCGGTACGTTAGAAGCACTATTTGATACAAGAAATTCTGAAAGCACGAACTGAACATGGAAATAATGGACGCCATAGGGGTAATTTGGCCCATAGCGGCGGCATTCGTGACTCTGGTAATTGTACTTGCGAAAATGCACAGCGACATTGAACAGATAAAAGAGAAGATCAGAGTGTTGTTTGATCTATGGAACAAGAAGGACTAGCGTAACCAGTCCTGCACGTCTTCTCCCAGCACCTGCCCTGCTATATCAATCTTACTACGCAAAGCCCCTAATATTTTTTCGTCGATAGTACCCGGTGACACTAGGTCAATATAAGTGACCTTATTAGACTGGCCGATACGGTGCGCCCGATCCTCGGACTGTAATCTAATTTCCAAGTCGTAACTGTTGCTGTAATAAATAACAGTGTTTGCGGCGGTTAGTGTAATACCGTATCCACCTGTTTTAGGTTGACCCACAAAGAACCGCAAAGGGTTGTCGGGGTCTTGGAAATCCTCAACGATCTGCTGGCGCTCATCTTGCGGCGTAGCACCATAATAGGTTGCGACCGATTCGGGCCCGAACCGGTCGCGCAGGGCATCAGCTACCTGTTGGATGTCGTGTGTATACGTCGCCCAAATGATTGCCTTACCCTGAAACTCTTCAGTGATGTCGAGTAGTTCGTTCAAACGGTTACTTTTGACCGTCTGTATCTCACCATCATCTGGCTGCAAATGTCCGCAGCAAATCTGTTGTAATCGCATAATCTGTGTCAGCACACTCGCTGTCGTGGCTAACTCCCCGCTTTCTAGTTTTGCAAGCGCAAGCTTTTTCATCTGCATGTACAGCTTGACTTGTTCGGGGGTGAGGGAAACGTCCCTACGGATGTAAACTTTGGCAGGAAGATCAAGGCAATCGACCTTTAGAACCCGGCTACTAAACCGGTCTAACTTTTCAGATAGTTCATCTAAACGTCGGTAGCCCATAATCTGTTGGAAGCTGCGATGACCCATTTGGCGTTTCTGCACATTGGCATACCGCGCTTGGAAAGCATAGTAGCTGTTAAAGCCTAATGCCTTTTCGGCAAGGAAGTTACATTGGCTAAACAGGTCCATAGGGCTCTTAGTTATCGGAGAGCCGGTCAATACCCGGCGGTATTTAGCCCGTTTCTGTAAAGCTATGATGTTCTTCGTTCTCGCAGCCTTCCTGTTTTTAATTGTAGTTGATTCGTCAACAATGACAATGTTATCTGGGTTTTGATACAAGAAAGCTACCGCGGCTTCTGTCCCACGCGGTGATGAAAAAGCCTCTGTATTCATAACAAATACTTTTAATTTAGGATCACGGTCCACGATAAAATCTTTTAAATCAGTCTCAAAACGCTGGGTCTTTGCGGGAATCCATCGCATAATGTGACGAGGAATGCGCTTTGGCAAATGTATAGGTACTTCACCTTTTACCCAGTTGTCATAGACCCCCTTCGGCGCGACGATCAGAGCGGCTTTAATTTTCCCCTTTTCGTATAAAGCGCCCATCGTGTCGATTGCTACTTTGGATTTACCTGTCCCCATTTCCATAAGCAACGCATAGAACTCCGCGTCCCACGACTCTTCAAAAGCAGTTCGCTGGTGTTCATAGGGTTGAGTCTCGTACTCGTAATTTTGCATCATTTACCTTATTTATTAAAATCGCTTGACATTGAGAGTGTATGCGATAGTATCTGTAATTGTCAAGGCCCAAAGAGGTGCCTTTAACCACGAAAGGAGAAACACGATGAGTGACCTAGAAAGATTGATGGAGCAGGACTTTGAACAAACGAATGCTACATCTGTTGAGAAAATTGACCAGCAAGGGCTTACTTCGGTAGCCGCGTTGGCCAGAACAATCCGAGACAAGGAAGCTAAAATCTCTGACCTTGAGCAAACGCTTAAAGAAGAGAAGAAATCGCTTTTGAAGCTTACGGATGAGGAGATGCCTTCGATGCTTGCAGAGATCGGCATGTCTTCCTTTGCACTAGATGACGGTTCAACTGTTGAAGTTAAACAGACATATGGTGCGTCCATTCTCGTTAGTAAACGTCCAGAAGCCTACGAATGGCTACGCGATCATGGGCACGATGACATTATTAAAAATACTGTCTTGTGTCAGTTTGGCCGTGGAGAGGACGATCAAGCGGGAGCCTTTGCCGCATTTGCGCAGAAGCAAGGGTTCATTCCAGAACAAAAAACTGAGGTACATCCCCAAACACTACGTGCGTTTGTTAAAGAACGTTGCGAAGCAGGAGAGGATTTTCCAATGGAATTGTTTGGAGCATGGGTAGGTCAACGCGCATTAATTAAACGAGGTAAGAAATAATGACTAAGAAAAGCGAAATAGCCAAAGCTGGCAATAAAGATGTGGCCGTATTTAATCCGGCCATGATGGAGCAGGATGCTGGAGCAGGCATGGACAATATGGGAACTGAAGACTTAGCTCTTCCATTCCTAAAAGTTCTGTCTGGTAATGATCCTGTATTGGACGAGAATGAGACGGCACGTAAGGGTGATATATACAACACCGTTACTGGTATTCCGTACAAAGGTAAGGATGGGGTTCGAGTAGTACCTTGCGCTTACCAGCGTAGGTTTATCCAGTGGGCTCCGCGTGGCAGCGGAAGCGGTGCGCCCATGGCAATTTATGAACCGGGAGAAGAACGTCCAAAGACAGAGCGTTCACCAGATGACAACAAAGAATATGTTGCAAATGGTGACGGGTCTTACATCGAAGAGACCCACCAACACTTTGTTCTCCTACTCAACGATGACGGGTCATACGAGACCGCCCTCATCGCAATGAAATCCACGCAGCTTAAAAAGAGCAGAAAGTGGAACAGCATGATGGCGTCTCGCTCAATGCAAGGTCAGAACGGGCCGTTTACACCGCCCCGCTTTAGCCACATCTACCACCTGAAAACGGTATCCGAGGAAAACTCCAAGGGTTCGTGGCACGGTTGGGAAATGTCCTGCGAAGGTGTCATTGAGGATGGCGCTCTGTATTCCCGCGCAAAGGGTTTTGCAGAGAGCATCACCGCAGGCGATGTTGTGGTGAAACATACGGATGACGAAGAAGACGGTAAATCTACACCGTTTTAATAGTCACGCGGCGGGGTACTTAGTGCCCTGCCGTTTTTTTTCCGTATGGGGGCACCAATGTCAGTAGAAAAATTTATGGCCATATTTGATGGCCTGAAGGAAGCCCACGGCTACTTCAAGATAGAAAACACAGGCGCGAATGGTAAGGCCAAAGGTAAGGCTGGCGTCCTACGTGAACCCCAAACAAAGAAGCTTTGGGAGAACCACTTGTCTGGTAAAGGCAGTGGATTGGGTATCATACCCATCAACGAAGACAACATGTGTAAGTGGGGTTGTATTGACGTGGACCAGTATCCACTCGACCACAAGATGCTTGTCGATAAAATAAGAAAGTTAAAACTACCTTTAGTAGTGTGCCGGTCCAAGTCTGGGGGTGCCCACTGTTTTTTATTCTCAACCGAGTGGGTTGCTGCGAAGGATATGCAGAAGTCTCTGCAACACATGTCCGCGGCCCTCGGATATGGTGAGAGTGAGATATTTCCGAAACAGATTAAGTTGCACCTTGACCGGGGTGACGTTGGAAACTTTCTCAACCTACCTTACTACGATCACGAGAACGGCTTACGTTACGCATTTTTAGACGATGGCACGTCTGCCGAGTTACACGAGTTTATTGAATTGCATACGAAATATGCACAAACTCCAGAAGAAGTTGTTAAGCTACAAATAGTAGACACAGGTGAAACGGACCTGATGAAGGACGGCCCACCTTGTTTACAGATACTTTGTAAGCAGCGCATCAGCGAGGGAGGTAGAAACAATGGTCTATTTAACATCGGGGTATACCTACGCAAGGCGTATCCAGATAGTTACGAGTCAGAGATACTACGCTACAACATGGAGTACCTGTCTCCGCCATTGCCACTACCAGAGGTCAACATAGTTGCGAAGCAGCTAGACCGCAAAGATTACGCCTACAAGTGTTCAGACGCGCCGATTAACGCGCATTGCAACAAAGAACTGTGTCGCACACGTAAATTCGGCATAGGAGCCGCTGTAGCGGGCGCTACGATAGCGAACCTACGCAAGTATAACTCTACCCCTCCCGTCTGGTTTATGGACGTTAACGGCGAACCACTGGAGCTAGACACCGAAGCTCTGATGAGCCAACCCCTATTTCAGAAATACTGCATGGAGCAGCTTAACTTCATGCCACGGTCCGTTGCCAAGCAGCAATGGGAAAGCCGTATCAGTACCCTAATGACTGAGATGCGCGATAACGAGAGTGCGATCATGGAAGTATCGCAAGACGCCAGCATCAGCGGTCAGTTTTATGATTACCTTGAAGAGTTTTGCAGCCACCTACAGCAGGCGCAAGATAAGGAAGAGATACTATTACGCCGTCCATGGACGGATGAAGAAGAAGACGTTACTTATTTCAGGTTGAAAGACTTTGAAAGCTACTTGAAAAAGAACAAATTCTTTGAGTACAAATCGCACCGCATTGCACAGCGCCTGAGAGACATTAATGGCGATAGCATGGTATTGAAGATCAAAGGTAGAGCCGTGCGTGTTTGGAAGATACCCGCGTTTGAAAGTGCTGAAGTAGATTTAAAAACGCCTTCGTTTGGACAGGAGGAGGCCCCGTTTTGACGAGACTATTGTTAACGGCGTACTGGAGGAAAATGAGAGACGCTGAAATTGTAGATATGATTGATAGGCAAAGGATGACGATGACCGCAGTGGGAAAGTTCTGGGGTATATCTAAACAACGAGTGCAACAGATTTACAGTAGGGAGAAAAAGAAAGATGTTTAGAATCTTTGGCCCTCCGGGCACAGGTAAGACAACGACGCTGCTCAACATGGTAGACAAAGCGTTGGAAGAAGGTACTGCACCTGAACGTATTGCATTTTTGGCCTTTACTCGAAAAGCGGCAAATGAGGCAAAAGAGCGAGCGGCTGCACGTTTTAACCTAGACCCTAAGAAAGACTTGGTGTTCTTCCGGACACTACATAGTCTTGCCTTAACCATGTCTGACATACGCCCCGAACAAGTAATGCAGGAAGAGAACTACCGCGAACTCAGTCGCGCCATTGGTGTTGAGTTGGGTGGGCAAAAGAACACGTCGATAGATGATGACGTACCCAGCATGGTGGCCAGTAGCGATCCGGTGCTTGGTTTAATTAACTTGGCCCGCCTGCGCAAAGTAAACCTGCGCGATCAATACAACATTAGCTCTATCGAACAGGATTGGACCACGGTTAACTTTGTCGATAAGTGCTTGCGTGAATACAAAGAAAGCATGGGTCTGTATGACTTTACGGACATGCTCGAACAGTTTGCAAACGGTGGTACAAACTTCTGCCCAGAGTTTGATCTGTGCTTTTTAGATGAAGCGCAAGACCTGTCCCCACTACAATGGGACATTGCTCATCTTTTAGACAGTCAATCTAAAAAGATGTACTGCGCAGGTGATGACGATCAAGCCATTTACCGATGGGCGGGTGCCGATGTAGATCATTTTATTAACTTACCCGGCGGTTCAGAAATACTGTCACAGTCTTACCGAATACCCAAGCGGGTACATGACGTGGCGGAGAATGTCGTGCGCCGCATTGGCAGGCGTTTTCCAAAAGCATATGAGCCGCGGTCTGAACCCGGCAATGTGACGCGCATCACTACTATAAACTCTTTGGACATGGCGCAAGGGGATTGGCTAATTTTATCGCAGGCCGGTTATCAATTAACCCCCGTGGCCCACGACCTGAAGTCAAACGGCTACCTATTCAATTATCGCGGCAGACGGTCTATAAGTGAAAAGATAAGCGAAGCCGTTAATGGGTGGGAGCAATTGCGACGTGGTAAAGAAATATCAGGCAAGGTAGCACGTGTCGTGTTTGGCTACATGTCGATAGGTGAACGGGTGACGCGGGGCTATAAGAAGCTGCCGGGTGTAGACGATGAAGACCTGTTATCTTTTGAAACGTTAGTCGCCAACCATGGGCTGCTTGCTGAAAAGCATATGATCTGGTCCGTCGCTATGGACAAACTACCCGATACCGACCGTGCTTATGTCACGGCATTGTTACGTCGGGGCGAGAAGTTTAATGGCATTCCCCGTATTACAGCGTCCACGATCCACGGATCAAAGGGCGGTGAGGCGGACAACGTTGTACTGTTCACGGACCTTAGTCCCGCAGCAGATACACAATTTCAGCAGAACCCGGATGATACACATCGCGTCTTTTACGTGGGCGTAACCCGTGCGAAGCAGAACTTATATATAGTAGATGCTGAAGATTTATCACGGAGCTATGACCTATGAAAAAAATAACACTGATCCAGTATCAAGCCATGTTGGACGAAATCGAAACTAAGTACGGGGCTATTCAAGACCCTGCTTTCCGTGACTGCGATAATGTTAAGGACGAAGACATGCCCGGTCTCACTCTCACTTGGGACAAAGAACTAAACGAATGGTGCGTGTTCGGTCCCCTCAATCAAACGGTACATTAAAAATGAAGCGAGAAGAACTTCTGCGTAAAGCAGAGAAGCTTATCAATGGGCAACGCGCAAAGGATTATGGCGATGCTTACCACAACCATAACCGTATTGCGGTTGGTTGGAATGAAATAGTAAAAGGCGCGATAGAGTCACACGGTCATCTGACCGCGGCCCACGTTGCTTTAATGATGGATTGGGTCAAGACCAGCCGTCTCATAGAAACGATTGACCACACTGACTCGTGGTTAGACAAAGCAGGATACACGGCCCTTGGGGCAGAGTTCACGCATAAGGAAACACCTAATGGCAAAACTACAAATGGCAATGTTCGCTCCAAAAAGTGAGTGGATACCACCAATCGAATTGCCGGACTTAACGTCGGCAAATAAAATAGCTATCGACGTGGAAACACGCGACCCAAACCTAAAGAAGCACGGACCGGGTTGGCCCACAGGTGATGGCGAAGTGGTGGGTTACGCCATTGCGGTAGACGGTTGGTCTGGTTACATACCGATCCGGCACTTCGGTGGAGGTAACTTAGACGAAAAACAAGTTAACAAATGGCTGAAAAAAGTCTTTGAATGTCCTGCTGATAAGATCATGCACAACGCACAATATGATCTGGGCTGGATAAGGCAGATGGGTTTCAAAGTTAATGGCCGGATCATCGACACGATGGTAATCGCGTCATTACTGGACGAAAACAGATTTAGCTACACACTGAACTCTTTAGCTTACGACCATTTAGGTAAGGTGAAATCAGAAAAAGGTTTAGTGGAGGCGGCGCGGCAATTCGGAGTCGATCCGAAAGCAGAGATGTGGAAGATGCCCGCCATGTACGTTGGACCGTATGCGGAGGGTGACGCTGAACTGACCCTCGAACTCTGGAATTACTTCTCCGTTCAACTTGGCAAAGAAGGCTTGTGGCCTATCGCTAATCTCGAACTTGACCTCCTCCCATGTCTTGTTGACATGACGATGCGCGGAGTAAGGGTTGATACGGAGAAGGTCGAGCGAACGCGGAATAGCCTGCTCAAGAGAGAAAGGGATGTCCTCAAGGAGATCAAGCGCATCAGCGGCAGTAATGTTGAAATCTGGGCTGCTCAATCTCTCGCTAAAGCGTTCGATAAAGTCGGCGTCCACTACCCACGTACTGAGAAGGGCGCACCTAGCTTCACTAAACTCTTCCTCCAAGAGCATGAGCATCCACTCGCGCAACTCGTTACCCAAGCTCGGAACCTTAATAAGACATCCGGCACCTTCATCAACACAATCATGAAGCACTGCCACGCTGATGGTCGAATACACTCCCATATTAATCAAATCCGTTCTGACGATGGAGGAACCGTATCGGGCCGCATCTCCATGTCCAATCCTAATTTGCAGCAAATCCCGGCCCGCGATCCAGAATTGGGGCCAATGATTCGTTCGTTGTTTCTCCCAGAGGAGGGTGAGCAATGGGCGGCAATAGACTTCAGTCAACAAGAACCGCGCATCTTGGTACATTATGCGCATGTATACGGTAAAACGCGAGGCGTTCCGCTAGAAGGTGCCGCCGATTTTGTGAAAGCGTATAACGACGATCCGTCCACGGACTTTCATAGCCTAGTCGCGGAGATGGCTAACATTCCGCGGAAACAGGCAAAGACAATTAACTTAGGATTAATTTATGGCATGGGCGTCAACAAGATGTCCGAAGAGTTAGATGTGTCAGTGGATGAAGCTAAGAAGCTGACGAAGCAATACCACAGTAGAGTGCCCTTCGTTAAAGGTTTGATGACCGGGGTGATGAACCGACTTAACGAGAAATCGTCTGGCGGCTCGCTGACCTCGCTGCTGGGACGCAAATGTCGTTTCGATCTGTGGGAACCCGATACGTTTGCCATGAACAAAGCCCTGCCATACCGGGAAGCGGTTGACGAATATGGGCCCACGACCCGTCTTAAACGTGCCTATACCTACAAATCATTGAACCGGTTGATCCAAGCATCTGCTGCGGACATGACCAAAAAAGCAATGGTCAATCTTTATAAGCAAGGCATCCTGCCAATGTTGCAAATCCACGATGAGTTAGCAATGTCGGTCAAAAGTGTTGAAGAAGCGCAGGCAGTAGCCGACGTAATGGTCAACGCCGTCCCACTCGAAGTACCTTCCAAATGTGACATAGAGATCGGACCGTCTTGGGGTGAAGCTAAATAACTTTCTAAAAAGTTAGCTTGACTTGTATGCGATAATATGTTAAAGTGCGTATATCAATCGGAAGACCCGGTTGATGGGGGAGGGCAATTTCCCCTACGTTCTTTAACATTTTAATCAACTACGGAGGTTCACCATGAGTGAAGTCAACCCTACACCTGTGTTCGTTTACAACGATGGAGGCCGAAAGGCCGCAGGATACAAAGGCAATGCAGGCGACTGCGTTTGTCGAGCCATAGCCATCGCAGCACGGCTCCCCTATCAAGAAGTCTACGACCGACTGGCAGAGGGAAACGCCAAGCAACGTAAATCAAAACACGACAAAGGTGCAAGGAACCGGACAGCACGTGATGGAATTTCAACCACACGAAAGTG